ATGACCGACCTGTTGTCGAAGTTCGACAGCTACTCCGCCGAATATGCCGGATTACTCGCGACAGGCGTGCATGATCCGTTCGGCGTGGTCATGGAAAAGGTCTTGTCCCCCACGCGTGCGATCATCAACGGCCGCGAAACCATGCTGGTCGGCACCTATAATTATATGGGCATGACGTTCGACCCGGACGTGATCGCCGCCGGCCAGAAGGCGCTGACCGAATTCGGGGCGGGCTCCACCGGCAGCCGGGTGTTGAATGGCACCTTCGCGCCGCACATCGGCGTCGAGAGTGCACTGAAGGATTTTTACGGCACCGAACACGCCATCGTATTCTCGACCGGCTACCAGGCCAATCTCGGCATGATGTCGACGCTGGCCGGCAAGGGCGATTACATCATCCTCGATGCGGACAGCCATGCGTCCATTTATGATGGCTGCAAGTTGGGCAATGCCGAAGTCATCCGCTTCCGTCATAATCAGGTTGATGATCTGGAACGCCGGCTGAAACGCCTGCCGGCGGACGCAGGCAAGCTGGTTGTGCTGGAAGGCGTCTATTCGATGCTGGGCGACATTGCGCCGCTTGCCGGGATGGTGGCGGTGGCCAAAGCCCATGGCGCGATGACCCTGGTGGACGAAGCCCATGCGATGGGTTTTTTCGGACCGAATGGCCGGGGCGTCTATGAAGAGCTCGGGCTGGAAGACCAGGTCGATTTCGTCGTCGGCACTTTCTCGAAATCGGTGGGCACGGTTGGCGGTTTCGCCGTTTCCAATCATCCGGGTTTCGAAATCCTGCGCCTCGTGTGCAATCCCTACCGGTTCACCGCGTCTCTGCCGCCTGTCGTGGTCGCCTGCGCCGAAGCCTCGGTGCGCAAGCTGATGCATGCGATGGAAAAGCGCGAACGCCTGTGGGCAAACAGCCGCACGCTGCATGCCGGATTGAAAGCCGCCGGTTTCACCATGGCGACCGACACCGCTGAAAGTGCTATCATCGCCGTCCTGCTTCCCGATCAGGAATCGACTGTCGCTATGTGGCATCAACTGCTCGAACAGGGCATTTACTGCAACATGAGCCGCCCGCCCGCCACACCTGCGGGTATCTTTCTGCTCCGTTGTTCGCTGTCGGCTGAGCATGATTTGGCCGATGTCGATGAAATCATTCGCCGGTTCGTGGCCGCGCGAGACCTTCTGTAAACTGACGCCGCCCGGATTGCATGCCGGAAAAATCGTCCCATATGTAGGCCCGTATGACCGAAATATCCCCTCCCCGGAGCATCTCCGCCATCCCGGTTCTGCCGTTGCGCGACATCGTCGTGTTCCCGCAGATGATTGTCCCCCTGTTCGTGGGTCGGGATAAATCCGTCCGCGCGCTGGAAGCCGTCATGCAGGGCGACAAGACGGTTTTCCTGCTGTCGCAGAAACAGGCGTCCGATGAAGATCCCGGCCAGGCCGATCTTTACGATATCGGCACGATGGCAACGGTATTGCAGTTGCTGAAGCTGCCCGATGGTACGGTAAAAGTGCTGGTGGAGGGACAGGAACGCGCCCGGCTGACCAGCCTGGATGACAGCGGCGATCATCTGGTAGGCGCAGTGGAAACCGTCGCCGATGAAATACCTGAGGATGCGGATAGCGATGCACTGCTGCGCTCCGCCGTACGGCAATTTGAAACCTATGCGAAAAGCGCACACCGCACATCGCCTGAAGCCGTTGTGCAAATCGGACAACTGGAAGATCCGGGCCGGTTTGCGGATTCGGTCGCCGCGCACCTCAATCTGAAAATCGCCGACAAACAGGCGTTGCTGGCCGAAACCAATGTCGTGAAACGGCTGGAAATGGTCTTTGCCTTCATGGAAGGCGAACTCGGCCTGATGCAGGTTGAGAAAAAGATCAAAAGCCGGGTCAAGCGCCAGATGGAGAAGACCCAGCGCGAATATTATCTGAACGAGCAGTTGAAGGCGATCCAGCGCGAGCTTGGGGATGGCGACGACGGCGCCGATGAGGCCGCCGAATATGAAGCCCGCATCCACAAGACGAAATTGTCGAAGGAAGCGCGCGAAAAGGCCCTGGCGGAAGTAAAGAAATTACGCTCCATGTCGCCGATGTCGGCTGAATCTACCGTGGTGCGCAACTGGCTCGACGTGTTGCTGGGGTTACCTTGGGGCAAGAGCTCGCGGGTGAAGCGCGACATCGTCGCCGCCGAGAAACTGCTCGACGAAGACCATTATGGCCTGGAAAAGGTCAAGGAGCGGATCGTCGAATATCTGGCCGTCCAGGCGCGCACCAACAAGCTGAAAGGCCCGATCCTTTGCCTCGTCGGCCCGCCCGGCGTGGGCAAGACTTCACTGGGCCGGTCGATCGCCAAGGCGACGGGCCGCGAGTTCGTGCGTCAATCGCTGGGCGGCGTGCGGGATGAAGCCGAAATTCGTGGCCACCGCCGAACCTATATCGGATCGATGCCCGGCAAGGTTATCCAGAATATGCGCAAGGCAGGAACCAGCAATCCGCTGTTCCTGCTGGATGAAATCGACAAGCTCGGCCAGGATTTCCGTGGCGATCCGGCGTCTGCCCTGCTGGAGGTGCTGGACCCGGAACAAAACAGCAAGTTCCAGGACCATTATCTGGAAGTCGATTTCGACCTGTCGAACGTGATGTTCGTCACCACGGCCAACAGCTATAATATGCCGCAGCCGTTGCTGGACCGGATGGAGATCATCTCGCTTTCTGGCTACACGGAAGACGAAAAGGTCGAAATCGCCAAACGCCACCTGCTGCCGAAGCAACTGGAATCCCACGGTCTGAAGGAAAAGGAATTCGCTGTCGCTGACGAAGCGCTGCGCGACCTGATCCGTTATTACACCCGGGAAGCCGGTGTGCGTACGCTGGAGCGCGAACTGGCGCGGCTGGCGCGAAAATCCTTGCGGCAGATTCTGGAGAAAAAGACCGAATCCGTCACGATCACGTCGAAAAACCTCCACGAATATGCCGGTACGCGAAAATTCCGCTTCGGTATGAGCGAGGAAGAAGATCAGGTCGGCGCAGTCACGGGCCTGGCGTGGACCGAAGTAGGCGGCGATCTGCTCACCATCGAAAGCGTCACCGTGCCCGGCAAGGGTGGCATCGCGACGACCGGCAAGCTCGGCGATGTGATGACCGAATCGATCAAGGCCGCACTTAGCCTGGTCAAAGCCCGCGCTGCTTCCTATGGCATCCAGCCCTCGGTCTTCGCACGCAAGGACATTCACGTCCACGTTCCCGAAGGCGCAACGCCCAAAGACGGCCCGTCAGCGGGCATCGCGATGGTAACTTCCATCGTCTCGACACTGACCGGAATCCCGGTGAAGCGCGACGTCGCGATGACCGGCGAAGTAACACTGCGTGGACGTGTGCTCCCCATCGGTGGCCTGAAAGAAAAGCTGCTGGCGGCGCTGCGCGGGGGCATCAGCACCGTGCTGATCCCGGCGGACAACGAGAAAGATCTGGCCGACATCCCCGATAATGTGCGGGAAGACTTGACGATCATTCCCGTGTCGCATGTGGATGAAGTACTGAAACTGGCCTTTACCCGCTCTGTCGAGCCCATCGAATGGACGGAGGCCGACGAACTGGCCGCCGCGGCCGCTGCGCAGACATCGCAACCGGCCCCGGCCGCGACAATGACGCACTGAGGCATCTCAAACCGGTTGACAGGGAACTACCCATCTCGTAGTTCCCCGCGACCGCCAAACAGGTTCGGGCGCGTAGCTCAGTGGTAGAGCACTGTGTTCACACCGCAGGGGTCGCAAGTTCAATCCTTGCCGCGCCCACCATTCAAAAAGGCCGCCATCCTCTTGGATTGGCGGTCTTTTTTATCGGCTCGCCACCAGCCTCACAGGCGAGTCGTCGCCAGAAAGTTGGGTGGGTTTTGGGTGGAGTGCCAGACGGGCGGCCGGCGGGAAGTCGGCGAGGATGCTCGCAATCCCCTGCTGGACGCTGCCCAAATAGGCCGGTGAATAGATCGCATAGGTTTCCGCCATCAGACTCTCGGCCAGCACCGCGCCTTGTGCGTTGATGTTGAAATTCTGCACGACCGTGCGCCCGCCAAGATTGTCATTGGCAATCACTTGGCCCGCCGATCTCGGCACAATCAGTTCCGGCCCGCGCTCGCCCACCAGATAGGCCTTGTTGGCCGATACCGGCCCGCCATTGGCGCGTGCGCCGCCGAATATCCCGGCGATCGAACCAAATAGCCCGCCGCCGCCCGCCGCCGTGCCATCGCCAAACAGCGCTTTCGCAAAATTGCTCATGGCCCATTTGGCCGCCGCCGCCTCGAAGGAGGCGATCAGCGCGCTGCCGACACCGCGCCCGTTGATAATCGCCTGCGCCAGATTGTCGGAGATTTGCTGCCCGAAATCGGCCATGCGCTTGTACGGACCGTCCGCAATTTCCCGGAACTGCTCGCCAGCCTTTCGCGCATGTTCGGCAAGGCCCGTCGTGTCCAGCACCCCCAGCCGCAGCATATCGCCATCGCCAAGGGCCATCCGCATCCGCTCCTGAAATTCCAGCGTGTCGCGCAGCGCCTGAATGCGGCGGCGCTCCATTTCCTCGAACGCCGCTTCGGCGGCGGCTGCGGCCTTTTCGCCTCCGGTTTTTCCGGCCTTCGCCATCGCTGCCGCCAGCCGGTCCCCGAAGTCCGAGAAATCCGGAGTCGTAGCGACGGCCATTTCGTCGGCCATGTTGGAGATAAACGCCTGGCCGTTATACCGTCCGAAACCCTTTGATAGTTCATCGAAATGCTGCAAGCGCGGATCTTCAGGGATAGGCTTTCCCCTGACCCGGACCGCGCCCCACAAATAGCTTTTGTCATTGCGCCGCGCGCGTTCCAGCGCACGATCCGCTGCCGATGCCTCACCAGCAATCTTCCGCAGGGCCTTGGCGAAATCAAAGCCGCCAGCCGCCGCCGCCGCCAACCCTACACCGACACCCAGCCCTATCGGCCCTAATTTCATAAGGATCGGCAGCGCCGTTCCGAGCGCCAGCACCAAAGGCCCCGCCGCCGCTGCTACACCGGCAATGGCAATGCCCCATTTGACGGTTTCCGGGTTGAGCTTTGACAGGCGGTTGATAAATTCACCGGCACGGCGCGCCAGATCAGCCAGCATGTCGAGAATACCAGATCGCGCAATTGCAATCGCAACGCCTTTCATGCTCTCCTGCATCCGGCGAACAGATTCTGTATATTCCCGCAGCCGCTTTTCGTCGGAATCCGTGATGATCGCCGCGTGTCTGCCCATTTCTCTAAATGCTGCGCCGCCGTTCTTTAGAAGCGGAACCAGCGCGGTTGCGTCGTTCGCCAGCGCCTCCATGTAAAACGTCATGTCGGCTTGCGACACGTTGGCCTTTTCGAGCGAGTTGTAATAAAGTTGCAGCGCCTGCGGACCAGACAGATTGCGGAACTGTTGTGCCGTCACCCCGACTTTAGGCGCAATATTCTCGAAGAAATCTGCCATCGGGCCGCCGCCCGTTTGCATGAAATCACCAACCTTGTCGTTTACGTCCTTAAAAATATCGGAGAGCTTGTCACTCTCGAATCCCACGGATTTTGCCGCGTAGGCCAGTCTCTGGAATTGCTCTCGCCCTACGTTGGAAAGCTGCGCCGCCTTGCGGATTTCCTCTGACGTGCGGGCAATATTCTGTACTGCCGCCGCCATACCTGTTCCCATGGCCGCAACCGGACCGCTGACATACAGGGATAGATTCTTACCCCATGCCTGCATGCTCTTGCTGAGTTGGCCAATCTTTTTCGAGAAATCGTCACTTTGCGCGCTGGCGCGCTTCAACCCGTTGATAAACGCCGCATCTTCCAGCGCCAGATTGACGACCATCGAGCCTATGCGTGCCATGAGGGCATCCCCTAAAATTCAATGTGATTGCAGTTTATGCTTGCAATATGCGCGCGCTTGCATAATATGCTTGCATGAACAGCAAGCACCAAAAGACGCTGACGGCGATATTCACAGACCCGGTTTCCGGCACTATCGCCTGGGCGTCGATTGAAAGCCTGCTGATCGCGGCTGGCTGCGAAGTGATCGAGGGCAACGGTTCCCGCGTCCGCTTCGCAAAAGGCGGCATGATCGAAAGCTTCCATCGCCCGCACCCGGCAAAGGAAGCAAAGCGCTATCAGGTCCGCGCCGCCCGTGAATATCTGACCCGGCTTGGAGTAAAACCATGAGCAACATTATTCGCCACAAGGGCTATGCCGCCCGTGTCGAGTTCGACGCCGAAGATGGCATTTTCTTTGGCCGCATCGCAGATATCGAAGACGGCGCGGGATTCCATGCCGATACCGTCGCCGGCCTGATCGAAGCCTTCCGCGAAGCCGTGGAAGATTATCTCGAAACCTGCGCAAAGATCGGCAAGACGCCCGAAAAACCCTATTCTGGCAAACTCATGTTACGCGTCGATCCTGACGTTCACGCCAAATCCGCCAAGGCCGCCCGGCTGTCCGGTGTCAGCCTCAACGCATGGAGCGAAGCTGCGTTACGGGAGGCAGCAGAACGGGTGGTTGCCTAAGTCGCCATCGCCCGCATCTGCCGGTCAAACGCCAGCCAGATTTCCTCTTGCGTCATCGGCTCAACCGGCGGCGTCCATTCCGGCAGGATCGCCGACAGATCCACCGGCTGGCCTTTTTTCGGATCGCGGTTGATGTTGCTGTGCAGCGCCACGTTCAGCCATGCGCGCTGATCGGCGCGGCGCTCGCCAAATGGCTCGATAATGCTGTATCCGCCCGGCGGCAAATCGCCGATGCAATGGTCCATTGTCAGATCAAGGCGGTCGCCGCCTCCCGTTCGCCCTTGGCTGGTATAAGGTCTGTTTGAGTCATACACTGCGATCCGCCGCAACTGGGTGGGGCCGGATTGTGGGCCATTCAAAATGCCGTAGTGGGTCACGCCGTTGGCGTGGACGCCCCGCAGCCCCCGGATAATCACGTCCTCGGTGATTGCTCCGGTCTCGCCAACAGACCGGTATCCGGTATCACCACAATCCTCTATGGAAATATATTTCCCGCGATAATTGAGCGAGTTTGAATAGGAAACGGCCCCCAGCCATGCACAACGTGCAACAGAGATGTGTTCGATGATTGGGCCGGATAGCTGTTCCGCGTCGAGCACCCATTGACGGCGGCGGTTCCACGGGTTGGTGGTACCAGCATTGGTGAACTGGTTGGCGCAGTCCTGAATCCGTATCCACCGGTTTACCAGGCCGTCGGATGGGCCATTTGCACTGCCGCCAAATCTCCTCCACCGAAAAGCCCCGGCTTTCCAGCATCTGCGCCTCTTCCGGGTTGAAGCTGATCGGTTGCCACTTCATGTCCGAGTTCAGCAACAATGGTCGACCAGCGTTCATCGCGCCCGCATATTTCTCCGTGATGACCTTTTCCACCTGCGCCATCTGTTCGGGCGTCAAACGCTGTTCCGACATCAATACGCCGCTAGAGCGCACACCGTTCCTGAACGTCACTCCCGCCGCGCGCTCGATGGCCTGTGCCGTGCCGAACGCGTTGCTGTTCCATGTGATGGTGGACATGCCGCCCAGCGGGTGCCCGCCAAAGCCGCGAATGTGCAGCATCCGGTCTTCCAGCACTTCATGCTGGCCGTCGTCGTCCTGCCACCGGTAACGCAATGCACCGGAACTGGCGCGATCCACGGCCATGAATTCCGGCCGCACCGGCGTCAGCGACAGGATCGACCTGTCATTACGCCGTCTGATCTCGGCATAGCCATTGCCCCACAACTCCAGGCTGATGCACATCATCTCCCAGAAATCCACCGGCGTCGGCGCAGTCATCCGCATCAAAACAGCCATGCTCAAGGCTCTCTCGGAGTGCGACGGCCATAAGGACGTGGTTGATCCACTGAAATCAACGATTCAAGGCGGCTGAGTCGTCCGGATAATTCCCCCATCCGTCGAGTGTCGATCGGGGCGGCCGTAATGGGCCGCTCCACGTTCCGCTCAATTTCCGGCGACAGCCATGCAACCACCTTCCGGCGAAACCAGTTATTCATTCCCGTTCTCCAACTTTTGTGTGGGTGGATCATCACGCCGCCCTCGCCATGCGCTCGCGCAGCTCATCAATCGCGCGCCCGGCTGCCTCGATCTCCGGGCGCATGGCGCGAAGTTCGGTATCGTCGATCACGCCATCCGCCGCGGCCTTGAGGACAGCAGTCAAGGCGCTCGACAGCTTTACCGCCTTCGCCGTATCGCAGGTCTCCGCATCACGACACGCGACCAGCCGGTATCCGGCCAGCGCCAGCGCGGGGTTGGCAAATTCCACGCCCCATTCCTGCACGCCGCGCAGAAAGGTTGTGACGCCCATTTCCGAATTGGCATCGCGATAGTCACGCAACCGATCCGGTGATTTTCCCAGTGGATCAGCCAGGCGCGCATCGGAAAGACCGGTACGGAATTTGATGCGGGATAGTGAACTGCCGATAACTTCCAGCGCGTCAGATGCGGAGAACGGCGGGCTTTTCTTGTGGATTTGCGGGAGGCTCATGAGCGATGCTCCGGGCTATGATGAAGGGGCAGATCATTTTGGGGGGTGCGCGGCGGCGCTGGCGCTGGCCGTCCGCCGCGCTATCGTGGGACTCGCCAGAATCGCCACGAGAGGAATTGGGATGGAACCGGAACTACGAGCCGAACTCGACCAGCTGTTTGGCGCCATCAACGCGCAGAAATTTGCGATTGAAAGCCTGTGGGCATACCTCATCGACAAGGACGGCGGCAGCAAGGCCGATGGCGAGGCGACGAAACACGAAATGTTGCGCCAGTTCGAGGATTTGCCGCCGCGCTTCGTCGGAGCGGACCCGGCGCGGGTGCTTCCTGTCCTGCAATATGCCGTTGAGCACCTCGAAGGCATTTGGGGAAACGTCATTGCACGCCTCCCGGATCGGGAATGAATATTTCCGGCCCCTGCTCGCCAACGATATAATTTTTGTCGGAACGCATCAGCGCGGCGGCGCGATCGGCTACCAGCTTCAGGTTGGAAATCTCCGACACGGGGATACCAAGCAGAAACGCAAGCATGGCATCACACTGGCGGCGGAACTCCGCCGGGCTGGCCGTAAAGCCATCCTCCAGGCGCTTCTCAAGCACGTACTTGCGCATGGCGCGCTCCGCCTCGGCCCCGTTCATTCCCCGCGCTCCGGCAGGGTGGGGATAAGATCAGCAGGGGTTATGTCGATGTTATGCTTTTTGGCTGCGGCGAGTACTTCAGCTTGCCTGCGGGCCGGGATCACATCCCGCTCCCACCAGCCTTGCACAGTGGTATGATTGAGATGGCCAAGCTTGCTTGCAAGCGAGCGAATGCCACCCAAGCTATCTATGATAGTTCGTACTGTCATGGCATCGTTGTACGTGATGAACGTACAATCGTCAACGTAGATAACGTTCGAGGGCGTGTGCAAAAGACGTACATGCTTACGACAGGACAGCGACTTCAGATTTTACGGGGGCGGTCCGGTCTTTCTGTTCGCGGGCTCGCTGAGGGTGCTGGTTATAAGACCGGATCAGGGGTGCAGGAATATTTGCAGCCGCACTACGATAAGCTGCTGCCTCTCCCTCTGGTGCGGCGCCTTGCCGAAGCTCTGGTTGGGTTAGGAGATCCGCCCATTGATTCGGCGGATGTCTACAGGCTGGCAGGGGTATTCCCTAGTGAAGCAGCGCTCCGCGAAATGTTTCATTCGCTCTTAACTCCGGAAGCGATAGCGGAAGGCCGCTCCGGGCTTGCTGAAATTCTCGCAAAGCGCCTTCCAGAAGCTTTTGCGCTCGCGCTAGACGAATCTCCGTGTGAGAAGACGGATGGCGCGAATTCTCACGAATTGCCGTCTCAACTTCCAACCAATAAGCGGAGACGGAAGCCGCCAGCACCGCGCATTTGACGCTGCATGGGGCGCAGCCCGCGGCGCACCCTGGTGTATTTCGATCAACCACTCCAACCTCCTCCTGATTCAGCGGAACAATAGGAGAACAGACCGGCACTTGAAAGCGCGAAGGTGTGAATGGGGGTGGGCGGTAGAATCTTGCATAGATGGATGGCAGGGGTTTATGGCGAGGACAGTCGCGTTTAGAATGCTAGGAACTGGTTCGGGGCATATTGATATGCGGGGGATTGCTAGGATTTTAATGACAGCGGTAGCTCTCGCTTCGTCGGGCAGCGCGATGGCGAATCCTTTTATTGCAGAAGGAAAAACCCCAGCCGAGGTCATCGCGATCATTTCTGACATGTGTATGAGCAATAACGACAACCTTGTCGAGGTATCGCCCTCAATCGTGGTGTGCGAGGCGCAGGCGAAAGATACGCCAGGGAGCGCATTTCTAGGGTCCCTGCTTTATGGCGCACGACGCAGCCAGATGAAAATGATCATGCGCACTGTGGCGTTGCCCCATCCTGCTGGTGCCCGCGTACGCCTCCAGATTACAATGGAGGCTGATCGCGGGGGAGGTTCCATCGACCGTCATGATTGGAGCGCGAACTGGAAGAAAATCATGCCTCGAACCGTCGAAGCGGCGGGTCTCATTCCTGAGACCGAATACCGTCCATCGGAAGCGGTGATGGAAGAACCAGCGCCTGAGGAACTGGCACCTGAGTCTGAACGCTGAACGTTGTGCGCCACTATCCTAGTAATTGCGCTGCTCGCCACTCCCGCTCACGCCGCGCCAATCGCCGGAAGGATAAAACCATCCGCTTCGTCTGCGCTGACGGCTCGGCATGGATGCTGTGGCGGGAACGCGGATTTATCCCGACGGTGATCCCGTGCGACGCCGCGCGGCGGTTCGGGTGGCGGTGTGGGGGGTGAGGCAGGTTCAGCCCGCGCTCATGCCGGATTGCCTACAGTGCAACATTCGGGCTAGATAGCCGTGAATTCAGATTCGAATTCGGAGAGACATCAGAGCTTACATATGACTGAGGCAGTTCGCTATCTTTGGGAGGGGTTGAGGGCCCGCTTCACAGGGAGTCTGCGGTTGCGGGTTGATGTGGCGTATGATCGTGACGCGGGCGTATGGCATGTGTGCCGCACAGATGTTCCAGGGTTGTGGATGGAAGCCGATAGTTCCGCGGAGCTGTTGCAGCGGCTCTCCGATGCCATGCCCGAGATGATTGAGTTGAACAGATCAGCTATTTTGCGGCGCTTCGGGATCCGGCAAAAACGCCGCCACCTTCCAGAGATGCACTCCACCGTTGGCACGCACCTGGCTCACTGCTGATTAATGGTCGATGGATACGGGAAGCAGCTAATCAGGCTGCTTCGGGAGCACGGCTACATCCAACGTTCCGGCGGCAAAGGTGATCATGAAAAATGGACGAACCCAAAAACCGGGAAAACGGTTATAGTCGATCGCGGCGTTCGATCTAAGTTCACAGCAAATGGTGTTCTGAAAGACGCGGGCATCAAGCACAAATTCTGATACACCCCTCGATCTCCCAGCCCGCTTCGGCGGGTTTTTTTGTGCCTGCAATAATTCCCTCACACCACACCCTGCCGCGAATGGCGAGAAATAATGTACGCTCTTAACGTATAATCAATTGACTATCGTACGTGTATAACGTACAACCCTCCCACACCACCTGACCTGCCTCGGCAAGCGAGACGGTGGCGAAATGGAGGAACGGAAATGCTTTACATCCCGCCCGCTGCGATGGTCCCCGAGCCATCCGACGCATTCACCGAAATAGACCTGAACGGTGCCGAGGCGCTGTCCGCCCTCATGCGCATTGCCTACACGCTGGGCCTCGACGCCGCCGGCGACGCGCTGCACGGCCTGATCGACCGAGAGCTATACGATGCCGGTGTCGAGCCTGAGGATATCGAGGAAGCGCGGGAGCGGGTGGACTGCAAGCCCTGCAATGCGATCCAGACGCTGAAATACGCGCTTGGCCAGGAGGGTGCGTTATGAGCGGCGCTTTCACGCCTGGGCCTTGGCAGTTCGGCCATTCCGGAAACAATTCTTTCTGGATTGGCCCGGACTATAATCAGACGCCTGTCGCCCATGTTGATCACGACACGAAATTTGCGCGTGATAACTCGCGCGATAATGCCCGCCTGATCGCCGCAGCGCCTTGCTTGCTTGCCCGATCCGACCGGCACCAAGCCAGCCGATGGCGCAACCCGCAATATCTTCCGTGGCGAGCATTCGAGTCTGATCGCGTATCAGGCTGGTGATGAGGTCACAAATAGCGACGGTTCTGAACTATGGACGGCCATCGCCGATGTGCCGGCGGGTATCGCGCTCGGCGATCCGGCTTACTGGTCTTTGAAGCTGGTTTCCGGTGCGGGGACGCCGGGGCAGGCCGCTGTTACCATGCGGCTTTCGCGCGCGGCGGCGACGGTCTTTGCCTATGCAAATGGCAATGTGCCGGACTGGTCGCAGGCGAGCGGCAAGCTGACGGTTTACGAGGGTGAACAGGACGTAACATCAAGCGCCACGCTTTCCTATACGGAAACCAACCTGACAGGCTCGCTCACCGCCAACGGCAATTATGCCGTTACTGCGATGCCGATGGCGGCGACCAGTGGCACGCTGACCATGACAGCCCAGTATAAGGGCAAGACATATTCGGCGGATTTCTCGGTTTCGAAGGTGCTGACCGGTTACGAGATCGTATCCTCGCTGCCCGCGTCCAACCTGTTCGAGGGCCGCGAAGTCTATCTCGAAACGGACAAGAAGCGCTACATCGTGCGTGATGGCGCGTGGGAACTATATCTGAAGGCCAGCGAGATTGAATATCTCGGAGACCTGCTGGAACCTGCGCTGATCGACCTGGCCGACAAGACGGATGCGGCGCTGGAAATCGCCCGCAGCAATTCCATGTGGATGCCGTGGAGCCAGTGGAGCCTTGGTGCGGTCAATACGTTGGAAACGATCAGCGATGGTGTGGCGGGCGACGAGGTTTTGCGGCTGCGGCCTGGTAGCGGCGCGGCCAATCTGTCTGAACAGCTTGATTACATCGCGCTCGACCGTAGCCGTGTCTATCGCGTCAATTTCTGGGCACGGCCTTCGGCGGATGCGAATGGCTCGCTTTGGTTTGCGCTACGCCAGTATCAGGACGATTCCGGCGCACTATCACCGAACAACGTGGGCCTTGCGCCGTACAAACCGGGCGGGCGAACCCGCGCGCAGCACGTAGCCGAGTTCGGCAACGGTTGGGGGCTGTACAGCTTCCTGTGGTCGGCGCCGGATTGGCAGGCGGAAACTAAATTCCTGCGGCCTGCCTTACAACCGAACTATCAGGGCACGACCGGATATTGGGAAATTCAGGGCGGCATCTGGATCGACGCCACCGAAACCGACCTGTCCGCGCAATATTCCGAGGCCGCGAATACGTCGCGTATACAGGCACAGGCCGCGCGGGATGCAGCAAGCGGGCACGCAACCGCCGCCAGCACGAGCGCCAGCAATGCCAGCGCGTCCGCTACCACGGCGGGCAATCATGCGAGCGCGGCGAATACATCGCGTATCAACGCGGAAACGGCGCGATCACAGGCACAGGCTGCCAGCACTACGGCGGTAAGCGCCAAGGACAGCGCGGAGGATGCTGCGTCGTCTGCCCAGACAAGCATGGTTCTGGCCGCATCGGTCGCCAACAACAGTATGAACGCGAACCCCGTGTTCAGTAATTGGGCGACCGGATCGACCATGCCCGCGAACTGGTCGCTCACAGGCGGCACGGTTTCCCGCGTAACGACCGGGGCGCTTTCAACAAGCCCTTATGCCGTCAGAGTCACAGGACCGGCTGGGGGGCAGGGCGGATTTTATCAGACCATCGGTTCACCGACAGCGAGACGGGTAAAAACCGGCGACTATTTCTTGCTTGAAGCAGATATTCTGTTGACTGCCGGCACATTGCAGGGTGCTGGCGTCTGGTTGTACGGTCTGAACCAGACAGGCGCTATTGTTTATCCGGGTGCAGCGCAGAACTTCGCAACTACGCCGGATCACACAGGAACAGGGCCGGGGAACGGGGTTGTGGGGCAGAGGTATACCTTCGCCTCACTCGTGCAGATGAACCAACCGGGCATTCATCACCTTCGCTTGCAGCTTTTTACCCATAGCGGCGCGGAACCAACGGCGAATGAACTGGTCGTCATGCGCTGCTCAGTGCGGGCCGCGACGCACGAAGAAATACTGGGCCGCTCGACAAGCGCCACCGTTTCCGTCCAGGCCGGTGCTATCGCCACGCTGCAAGGCGAGAACATCGCCTACTGGCAGGCGCAGGGCGGCATCAACGGCGAAACCAACTGGTTCATGACCGGCAAGGCGCGGGCTGCCTACGGGCAGGCACCAAGCGGCACTGTCGCGCTGGGGGCGGATAAATTCTACGTCTACAACCCGTCTGGCGGCGGCTGGATCAAGACGCTGGAAGTGACCGCCGGGCTGGTGCGCGTTTATGGCCGGATGGCCGCGAATACGGTTGACACAGATGCCATCTTTGCCGGCGCGGTGACGGCGGCGAAGGTCGCGGCAACCAACGTCATCACCATGTCTGCGCAGATTGGAAATGGCGTCATCCAATCTGCCAATATCGGGCAGCTTCAGGTCAAGGAAGCCAATATTGAGAACCTGACGGTTGGCACGCAGAAGATAACGCACAATGCTGTTACCACCAACTGGTACACAAGTGCGTCCAATCAAGTCAGTTTTGACACCAGCGGCGGTGTTTATAGCCTGTTGAGCCTCACAATCGTCAAATCTGAAGATGACTCTGTATTGGACATCACGACAGTTATCCCATTGCGCGCAAACGACGCAATCGACGGGCTGGTTTATATCCGCATCCGAACCGGCGGAATGGGCGGACCTGTGGATGTGGTAAGGACAAGAAATTACCTTCTCGAAAAAGACTATAACGGCGGGTCGGCAGACGTAGTGTCTATAGGGACGATGCACGATGACATGCCCGCCGGGACTTATGGCGTGGAAATTGTGTTCCAGAGAAACACAAATCGCGGGTCATGGACTACTGACTACCGTTACCTGAAAGTGACTGAGGACAAGAGATGAAAGAATATTTCATTGTTTATGACAGGCTAACTGGCGCTGAATTAGCCCGTGGGTCTGGCCCGCTTGGAACAATTGAAGCGCAGCAGTTGACAGAGACGCAAGGAATTATGGCGGTTACTGCCAGCATATCCACGCACTATCCGCTAGACGTGGAAGCACTGCGCCCGCTCATCTGGGAACGCGCCAAACTTTACCGCGCGGCGGCGGAATCCGGCGGCTGTGAAACGCCATTCGGGCGCATTGATACCGACCTTGAATCTCTGGTTCGCATCACAGGCGCAGTGCAGGCCGCCAGTATCGCGATTTCGGCGGGCGATACGCTCACACTCGACTGGACAATGGCAGACAACAGTGTGTTGACGCTGGACGCCCCCATGCTGGTGGCGATGGGCCGCGCGGTCGCGCTGCATGTGGATGCCGTACACCAGCATGGCCGCGATCTGCGTTCGGACATTGACGCGGCTACCACCAGTGAGGCGCTTCTGATGATCGACCTCGAAAACGGCTGGCCGGGGCAAGCTGTAGCCGGTCAGGCATAACAGAGAGGATATTCCAATGGACATCAACCGCAACCGGCGGGGGCAATCGCCCGCGCCGGAATGGCTCTCGTGTGCGGAAATGCGTGGGGCCGCATGATGCAGGATTCCACCAAAACCGGGCTGGACGTAGCGGCGGCGGGCATCACCGTTGCGACCGTCCTGCAATGGCTGCCTGCGTGGCGCTGTGACCATCCAAAAGCGCGGGGGCGCGCATGAGTTTTGATCTCGACCAGAATTTCCTCTGGCGGCTGGCGGCGGCTGCTGGCGGCGCGCTCGTGTCGCTGTCCCTGCCGGTGCACCAGAATTTAAGCCCGGGCGGCAAGATCGCCAACTTCTTCAACGGCTTTTTGTGTGCGGTCTTTCTGGGGCCGCTGGTGGTGCATCGCTTCTTTCCGGCAACGGAACCGGACAGCGAAATGATGATCGGGGGGTGTTTCGTCATCGGGATGAGCGCAATGGCGTTGATGCCCTTCATAATCGAAAAGCTGCGAAAAGTAGTGGACGGATTCACCTGGGGGCAGGAGAAATAGAATGTATTTCATGACCCTGTCGTTCAATGTGCTCTTTACGCTGACCATCGTCGGTTTTGTTATTTGGCGGCTTGGCTGGCACTTCGAGACGCATAATTGCCTTGAGCGCGTTTCCTTGTCGTTCGTTGGCGCGGGGATGTTCTTCTCGATGCTGTCGGATGCTTTCGGCGCGCATGCTTTCGATGCGTGGGGCCTGAATATGGGCCGAGGCGCGTTTGTCGTTTATCTCTATGCCATATTCGGTACACGGCGCTGGCGGCCTGTGGATCAGGGCAAGGGGTGCCTGCAACTATTGCGGGAGGCGCGGCTGTGAGCGCCGCATTCAGCACAGCGCAAATCAGCGCGCTGCTTGGTGCTGGCGTATCGCAGGCGATGATCGATGCGGCTACACGCACGTTGCAACCGATACACCGCAAGATCGGCCCGCGCGCAACGGCGCTTATCCAGCATTTCGAGGGGTGCCGGCTCAACGCCTATCAGGACAGCGTGGGCGTCTGGACCATCGGCTGGGGAAACACATTCTACGAGGACGGCAGCCGCGTGCAGGCGGGTGACAGCATCAGTCAGGCCCGCGCTGATGCCCTGTTCCGCCTGATCGTGGCACGGTTCGAGGCGGGCGTCGAAAAGGCCGCGCCAGTCGCTACGGCGGCGCAATTCGGCGCGATGGTATCGCTGGCCTATAATATCGGGCTGTTGGCGTTCACCGGCTCCACACTTTTGCGGATGCACAATTCGGGCAGCTATGCCGGTGCGGCAGAACAGTTCCCGCGCTGGAACAAGGCGGGCGGGCGTGTGCTTGACGGGTTGACGCGGCGGCGCAAGGCCGAACGGCTGCTCTACCTGAACGACCTGCCAGCTTTCGACAAGGCGATAGGATACAGGCTATGACGCCTATTCTGCAGGCTCCATCTCCGCAGGAGCCACCGACAGACGCAGGCCGAGCACGCGCAATATCTTCGTCAGCGTGTCGAGCGTCGGATTGCCGCTATCGCCAAGCGCCTTGTAAAGCGCCTCGCGGGAAATACCGGACTGGCGCGCCACGGCGCTCGTGCCAATGGCGCGCACCACATCGCCCACCGCGCGGCGGAAAAATGCCGGGTCGTTTTCTTCCATCGCCGCTTCGAGATAGGCGGCCTTGTCTTCGGGCGTTTCGAGATATTCGGTCACGTCCCAGATTGTCGTTTCAATCGCCATCACTCCACCTCTCTGGCCAGTGTCTTCGCCATTTCGATATCCCGGCTTTGGGTATCCTTGTCGCCGCCGCACAGAAGAACGATGATCGTGCTGCCACGCTGGACGAAATACACCCGATAGCCGGGGCCGTATTTGATCCTCAGTTCGCCAATACCGCCGAAGAATTTGGCGTCGCCAAGATTGCCTTCCTCGACACGGCGAAGGCGCACCGCGATCCGGGCCTTCGCCTGACGGTCCCGCAGGTTCCGAAGCCATTGGTCAAATTCGGCGGTGCGGCGGACTTCGATCATATGTGTTCTATAGTTCACAGGTGGGCGGGTGTCAACTATAATCCACAATCACAAAAAGGGGTGCGCGCATGACCGCCCTTCTCCCCCTCCTGTCCCGCTACTGGCAATATGGCGCGATGGCCCTGCTGGCGCTGGCGCTTGGCGTGCAATCGTGGCGGCTGGATCGCGAACAGGCCGCGCATGAGGCAACGGAAGCCGCAGGCGAATTGCTGGTGGCAAACTATCGGGGCGCGGCGGAACAGGCCCGCGCCGATGCCGAGCGGGCGCGGGCTGAGGCTGCGATTGAACAGCAAAGGATAAGCGATGAAGTGGCAACCGATTACCAACAGCGCCTTGCTGATTTGCGCGCTCGCTATGACCGCATGCGCCGGCAAGTCGCAGCCAATCCCGGTTCGCCCGGAACCGGCGATATGCCCGGCCTTTCCTGTCCCGCCGGCGGCATTGATGCAAGAGCCCTCAATTCGGGATTTCTGGAAATTCTGGCCGCCGCAGACGAAAACACCGAACGGCTGATTGCGTTGCAGGAGTGGGTGCGGGGACAGGCGGACCGGTGA